GTTCATTGACGATATCTTCCACGAATGATTCATTACCACCTTGTATTCCGCTTTCGATACTTGCTTCCTGTTGTTCTAATGTAGACATATACTCTCCTTAGATGTCTCTTAGGCTTTTGGAGTAGAACTGACTTCTCTCTGAACGTCTTTCAGATTGTTTGCCAATTTCTCCACCTCGAGCTTCACCTCGTTTTCTAGTTTACTACGTGTTACCCTTCTATCTGCTTTAGATTCAGAATTGACTTCGTTAAGTCTAGATTTAAACTTCTCAACTTCAACTCTTTTTCTATCACTGACAGACTCTCTTTGGGCTGTCTGCAAGTCACCTTGCAAATTCTTTATTTGTTCTGACATAGCTTGCATTTGCTGCTGCATTAATTGCTTTTCTTCAGTCCTACGCATAATACCTTCCTTGTCAAATATTTCTGGATTCTTCTTAAGAACCTCGTAACGATCCACGATACCCATTTGAAATGCCTCAAGATACACAGCAAGTTCTGCATATTTACTAGAAGGCATAGTAGAACCTGATTCAATTCTAATATCATGTTGATCTAAAATATGTCTATCTTTTTTTAAGTCTAAGACAGCACCACTAATATCTGTATAGAAGTTAGCCATAACTTCAGTAATATTATTATTAGGTTGTGCTAATCTAAAAATCTTTTTATAGGTGTAATGACCCTTTGATAAATTATAAAGAACTTTACCAAGTTTGTTAATACTAAATTCAACATCTCTCAATTTAGATTTAGGTCTTTCACTTCCTAGAGCAATCATTCTTTCTGTTGCCTTATGTGTCTCTGGAGCTTTATCTGCAAAGCCATGCATCATCTCTGGTAATCCAAAAATAAAATCTATATAAAATTCTGACTGCTGTATCAATCTGTAGAACTCTCCAGCTAATGGTTGTGGAGATGGATAATGTGGTTCGCCCTGTGATGAATCAACTTCGATTACCGCATTTGGATTAGCCCAGTCTTTTTCTAACTGGTCAATATCATCCACACTGCCTAATGGCACTAATAGTTTAAGTCCCGCTGACGCTTGGGCATGTGAAAGGGCTAAAGACCATAATTTATTAAGCAATCTCTGCATTGGTCTAGCTCTAGATACATCGCTCTTGGGGTAAGGAGTACCTGTCCAGATATTTGGTAGCGGGACTATAGGATATTCATCTGTATTTAAAACTTGCTCATATAAAACAATTTCACCCAATGTAGCACATACTTTTATTCTTGTCTGTAAAACTTCTATTGCCGTATAAGCACCTATTTCAAACGCTTCTGCATTCTCACTCATCATTTTAGCATACTCTTCTTGAGAAAGTATTTCTTCTTCTTGATTCTGCATATCAATGATTCGGTAAAAAGGAACTTTTATTTTATAAAAGCGTTCTAATATTTGATACTTCTTTACTTGAAAATAATCTTTATCCTTTACTTCCGCTGGGGTAAACACACTCATTGAATTTCTATTTTGAGAAGATGGATAGTCCTCATCGTCGTATGTAAACCCAGATATCTCACGAATAATACCCGGTATCTCTTCACCTGTGTTCGGGTCTACTGTATCATTTAATTCAGGGTAGAGGTTGACGACTTGTTCACCGGTAAGAATGGTAGAAAGGATAAGACCATCCGAATCACCGAACCAACGATCTCTTGAGCTGGGAGATGCGTATACCCTAAAAGGGTCAAGGTAAGTAAACTTGACATCACCTCTACCGAAATCTGATTCTCTATCAATGTAAGCATACAAATAACCCATACCAGTAGTAGCATAGTCTTGTATCGCTTGTTTCATTTGCCAGTCACCATCTGACTTTTGCCAAACATAACCCATGATAGTTCTCCATAAAGAAGCTACCTGAACATCGGAGTCTTCTCTAGGGGTTATTGTAAATGCTGGGGGTCTAGATGTTAATACTGCTTTAAATTTTTCTATGGCTGCCGATACCCTATCCATCGGTATGTCAGCTTGATTACGTTGTGATAACTCATCAGACTCATCGTTGGTAAAGTGATTACCAAGATAAAAGTCTATATCTTTTCTAGCTTCAGTATCCCAATCAGAACGAGCGTCACGCCATTGACGATATAACTCTTCGTTTTGTAATGCTCGAGGATCTTGATCCATTAATTACCTTCTGGAAAGTAATTGGGGTTTATCATTTCTTCTCTGTATTTATTCATAAAATAGTCTTGCTGTGGTGTATTTCTATAATTCATAGAGTCTTGAGGACTTCTTTCTATTTTTTCCGATAAAGAATCTAATCTCAATCTTTCTAAAAAGTTTTGCATTTTATCTCTAGTTAACTCTTCATTTTCCATTTCTAGCTCACCCCTTAATGAGTTCATGTAATCACCAGACTGACCCCAATTACCAGTTGCTGGTTCTTGGTTAGGTCTTTGATCGAATGGTACGAAAGGATTAGCTTGCTCTGCTTGACTTTTACGAAACTCCATTCCAGCTCTATTCATTAAATAATTTTGCATCATAGCATCATCTTGAACTGCACCACCTTCTTGCATACCTAAAAGCTTTTTAAGAAAACCACTTTTTTCTTCTTCAGGGTTTAATATTTGTTGAGCCATATCAAACGTAATAGAATCTTGTGGAGCGTTTATAGCTTTATCTCTAGCTCTTTTAATAGAAATTTGACGAGATAGATTAGGTAAAGGTCTTTGAGCTTCCCCTAAGTAATACCTTTCACCATCATCTGTTGGCATTTGATAAACTGCTTGAAAAACACTTTCAGGTGTTATATTTAATCCTAATATTTCACCACCTTCTTGATAGCCGTACTTCTTTTTCTTTTTAGCCTTACCACCATACATCATACCCATAAGTGAATCTTCTACTTCTCCACCATCCTGCATGTAACCCATTTTATTTCTAACATCTTCAGGTAGTTTAGCAAGTCCGGGGTTATTATCAGGGACTGGTTTTAAGTTAGGCATAGCCTTCCCACCATTTTGATATTGATTAACCATACCTCCAGTACCGTACTGCTTTGCATTGACCATACCGCCACCATACATACCAGTCATATTTTTTAGTGTAGACTGTGCAATCAGTCTATCTATCTCAGAATGACCACCTGCTTCTGGCATATCGTTTAATTTTTCCAATGTGGGAACTCCTATCATGTCCACAGCTTCTTTGCGAATCACAAATTCACCGGGAGTTAAAATTGCTTTTACTGTATCTGTTGTATTTGGCATTACTTATCTCTTATTTCAAAATGGGGAAAATCGTCGAAACGGTTGTCCATTACTTGAAAATCCATATCCCAGTCTCCGCCCCATCTCAGACGGTAACCCATCCCACGAGCAATGCCGATAACAAAACCAGCGAATAGTGTTTGCCTTTCCCTGTCCTCCCAATCCACAGGATAAGGGGTAACGTCAACGGCTTTAGAAGGACTAATATTGTGCCTACCGTTAGGATACTTAACTTTTGTACGACCTTCGTCATATAATCTATTTTGCCTTTCTTTGCTCCTATGTCCCTCAAGGACAGAACAATCTACATGTTTGATTACTTCATTAAACACTTCCTGTAAACGCTCATCACAGGATGCTAATCTCTCTTTTGATCTTTTAGAATATCGTGGCATGTGGATTTGAATTTAAATATAAGTCATACATAAACAAAAGACAAATAATATTTTTTATGCCCTAGATCCAGTCATCCAGTTATATGCTTTTTTCTTCATACGTCTTACTGGACTAGATTCTTCATTTAGTAATGATTCTCGTTTAGTTCTTGTACTTTTAGGAGCTTTAGCAAAGTAGTCTGCATAGTATAACGCATCCATCACATCGTCATTTCTAGGTTTTGGGTGCTCAAAGAACTCATCTACCAATTCTGTCATTTCTCTTCTTATGTATAATTTCTTAGAATTGACAATAACACCTAAGCTTGTTTCAAGCCTATCTTGTTTTTTAATCCTAGCGGGTGGTTTAACCCCCTTAAAGATTCCGGGCATCAGTCTTTTTTCAGTAGCAGACATTCTTGTTACCATATCTCTAACCATTTCCTGTGCCGCTACGGTTTCTATTGTTACTCTCCTTACTGGAGTATATTTATTTGCTAATCTTATAATTTCTTTTGGAACGTCAAAGGTTGGTATTCTTTCTCTAAAGTATTCTAGGACATATCTATTTTTATTAGAATCGATCGCCATTACAAGTATAACTTGAAAGTCAGATGTTTCCGATGCTGTTGCTGCTAAATCTACCCCTAAGTAAATGTTTACTGGTATAGCATCCTCACCGTCTATAAGGTAATTGAATTTGTTTCTACATTCTACTTTACCACTGAAATATTGTATTCGATCTATCTTAAACGCTGCATTCGAAACATCTCTCGCATCATTCATGTATTCCTGTGCAAACTTATTAACAAGACCAGCTTCGATAAACTCTCTTTTCTTTGCTGCTAGTTTTTTAAGAGAAAATTGTTCTTTCCAAATAGACTTACCATCTTCTATTGCTCGCTTAAATGTCACCGACCAAGGATATTCTCTACCTTCGTCTTGAGCTTTTTTGTTTCCGTCTACTACCGCTTGCAAAAAGCTATCAAAATGAACTATCGTTCCCGCTAACCATATCCATCCTTCTCTCCCCGGAGTTTCCTCTAGTGCGGGATACACTGTAGATACGATCCATTTCTTAATATCTGCTCTACGCTCTGGTGTTTTGGTATTTAGTTCTGATTCAAAGTCATCTAAGATGATACCAGTATAACGAACATCTACTTCTGCACGACCTCTAAGTCTCTGTGAAGTACCTTTTGCTATTAACCTGTCCCCTTTAGGTGTAACAATATCTTTTTCTGTCCAACGCTTTCCTGCTGCACCTCCATCTAAATTACCAAAGTAGTATCGAAGACGTTTATTCATTTCAAAATGATTGCGTAAATACTTTAAGTGGTCAATAGACTGACTTTGTTCTTCGGATACCCATGCAATAAAGTGTTGCTCATCATCTCTTGCAAATACAAGTTTATGCATAATAGCTGCTTTCGATAAGATTGACTTACCAAACCCTCTAGGCATGATGATGCAGCTACGACTACCGGGTTTAGAGGATATTAGTTTATCTGCTACATCAAAGTGAAATGCTGGTGATGCAGACTTTTTAAGAAAGTCATTTGGTAAGAAAGCTCTTCCAAAGTAAATAAGACTTTTGTAGGACTTGGCTAATACCTCATCCCTGTCTTTCATTTCAGATGGGGATGGGTTAATATTAAAATTATCCATTATTTACGTTTAATAGACTCTTTTGTTGTAAATGCTATGTTATATCGATTATTACCTAGTTTGATTGATTTAGGTACTGTATAGCTCCAAACAGAACTAGTCTGTGTATTCCAATACCTTTCATTAACTACTACTGCTTGTATTACCACTTGTTAGTTCCTTTTTCTTACCTGTTAACATCCCCTGCTCAAATGCTTGTAACTTCTCTTTACTGAATCCAGTAAACTCTTGTATCAGTGCAATAGACTCGGACTTCTTATCTGTATTAAGCATTCCCGATATCTTCATTAATGTTTCTAGTGCTCTTAGTTTATCGCCATCTCTTACTTCAACTTTATCGACAACGCTCTTTGTGCTTTCTAATAAGTATCTTTTTGTAATACCTACATCTGCCATTAACTCTTCTATTTCTTTATCCACTTGATTCCTCACTGTTTTGCTCTTAAGTAGTAATGTTGATTTTCGTTTAGCTGCTTCTGCATCTGTTGTCTTTGGATATGCTTTCATATAAGCACTCTCAGGATCTAAGCCCATTGCAATGTATTTAGAAAACATTCTTTTTTCTCTAGTCATGCCGCCTTTTACTCTAGAGTCATAACTATTCTTTTTTACAAATCTATAAATAGAATCTTTTATTGTCCCATGAAGTTTTGTTTTCTTCTTTACATTAAACATACCAATGATTGTACGGATATACCCGTCTGTTGTGTTGTTCCCTTTCATATATCCTTTTTTAAGGACTTGGACTATTTTACCGTCATCGGAGTGACACCACTGATTCTCTTCAGCTTCTTTCCAATTCTTTACGATAGGCTCTGTAGGATGTGCTGTACGGAACTCTTCTTCGCTTTCGTAAGCATAATGG